ACATAGTTTTCATTCAATTCCAAAGTATAATGTAATACATTTTTACCTTGACGCATTGCTTCTGCACCCATCTTGGCAAGAACCCAACTCTTACCACTACCAGCACAAGCAGTAATAATTCCAAGTTCACCACCAGCAAGACCACCATCCATGATATTATCTACTTCTGTCCAATTGGTCTTGACAGTCTTACGTGCCATCATGCTCATACGTTTTTCAATATCAACCATGTATTCATGACCAATATTACGTTCCATACCAGCTTTCATGGCAAGATCAACTACATGCTTGATTTTGTCATACTGACCACTCTTCAAGTGATCAACACTCTCCATAATAGCATTCTTAATTTTCTGATTCTTACAAAATTCAAGAAACTGTTCTTTAATATACTTCAAATCAGTATCACTGATCTTTTGATAAACCAAACGAAGTTGTTCTACAACTGATTGTTTCAACAAATCATTTTCAATACTATCAACTTTAACCTTAAAGACTGCCAAGGTTGGCAAATCTTTATATTGAAGAAAGTAACTGATTGTTTCTTTAACAATAAATTTATGTGCATCCGTCTCAAAACTATCTGGTTCCAAGATATCACTGATACGCTCAATGAATGTTTTATCTGACACCAAACCACTAATGCATTTGATTTGGAATTCAGATCCGAATTTCTTTAGGTTATCTACGATATATTTCTCACTCATAATTTATTAACTTTCAATAGACTACACTACAAACCCCCAGTTGAAAAGTTCTTTTATAGAACCATTGAATTAATTTTTCCAAACACTTCATTCAACCAGATTTGTGAATTTGGAAAATTGTTTTGCATACAATCTTCAACCAACAATTTACTAAAACCAAATCTATCCAATTTGTTAATTGGCTTTTCAATGATTTCATTAATCCGTAGTTGGCTGAAAGATTGTATTTGAGTGTCATGTAACTGCATCAGATCATAGTTCCGTTGCATTACATGCTTGTTGTCTAATATAGTGTTATATAACTTTAATTTACCCTTCTTACTATCACTATAGTTATATATCTCCTGCAATGTATATTGATGATCTTCTGTAAAGATAGGAAAACACTTAATAATTGTTTTTAATCCTGCACCAGAAATACCGTCAATGTTATCACTTGTATCACCTTCCATAATTCTGTAATTAATGAAATTCTTACAACTGATACCATACTCCAATAGAATTTCTGCACAACCATACAATTTCTTTTTAGTTGGACTCCAGACTTTGATTCTGTCACCAGCTAATTGTAAGAAGTCTTTATCCGCACTCATAATGGTAACATTACTATTTTTAAAATATTCTGTTGCCAAATATGCAATTGTGTCATCAGCTTCAATATGATCAATTGCCATAGTTGTTACAGGCAATTTATCTAGATATTGTACAGTTCGTAACAACTGTTTCTTTAAATTTTTATCTTCTGTATCTGGATCAGATAGATCATCATAAGCTCTGTTGAGCCTAATTTTTGTCTTTCTACCGCTCTTGTATTCTGGATAAATCTTCCGTCTTTTCAGTGAACCCCCTTGGCCATCAGACACAACCACAATCTTTGTAGGATTGATTAGTTTTGCTGCATAACCAATGCTTTTTAAGCACCCTGCAATTCCACCAGTATGATTACCGTTGGTATTGAGGGAGGGGGAGGCCATGAACGCTCTAATAAAAGTGTTCATGAAATCAACAATTAGAACTTCAGAATTGGCGGATCTATTCAATCCGCCAACTTTTTCTTCTTGTTTTACATTATCAAATAAAGAAAACAACCTCTTTTTTTCACTGTCAGATAGATTACTCATTCTCAGATGATACACCAGAATCTTCATCCGTGTCAACAACTGCGTCATCAACAATGATGCTATTTGGATCTTTGTATTTCATAACTACAGCGTCACAAATCTTCAAGTAAACTTCTTCACTCAAAGCTTTGTCAGTTTTCATTGTTTCTACAAAGTCCTTGGATTGGAACTTCCATTCACTACCATCATCCTTCTTATAGGTATAATAAGCACCACCTTGTTTTACCAAGTTGTTTTCCTTCAACACTTTGATCCAACTGCCATAATCAGCAATTCCACTATCAAAGTAAATATCAAAAGATGCTTGACGTTGTGGTGGTCCCATACGGTTCTTGACAACTACTGCTTTACATTCATTGCCAATAACTTCTTCACCTTTCTTGAGTTTACCAGTGTTGTTCAAACGAACACGAACTGAACAATGATAAGCAAGTGACTTACCACCACTTACTACATACTTGTCACCAAATGCCATAGCATTTAGATTCTGACGTAATTGGTTAGTAAATACAGTAAGTACTTTTTGACGACCAATCATAGTAGTAATCTTACGCATTGCTTTGCTGATAATAATAGATTTACCAGTAGCAAATCCATCTTTACCGTGATCACTTTCTAGTTCTGCTTTTGTGGAAGCAGCAGCAACAGAGTCAACAATAATTGTAAGAATACGGTCTTTGTTTGACTTACGTACAATTCCAATCATTTGTTCCATCTTTTCAAAAATATCTTCAACGGTTTCACATTGAACATATAGAAGTTTTGATAGATCTACACCAAGACTCTTCCAGAATTCAGGAGCAGCAGCATTTTCAGTGTCAATAACAACTGCAATGCCACCCTTCTTTTGTGTATCTGCTACAACATGAGCAGAAACTAGACTCTTACCAGTACCTTCCAAACCATTGAATTCAACCATCTTTCCAACTGGCAATCCACCGTGAGGACGATTGCTAATAGCTAGATCAAGAATAGAAGAACCTGTACTAATCCAATCACTAATTTCTGCTGGATTTTCTTGCTCATCCAAGAAATATGCAATCTTACCACCATCTTTATTGGCTTTATTCAACTCATTTGCTAGTAATTCAACTAACTCATCTCTTTGAGGAGTATCTTGCGTAACTTGATTTTTCTTTTTCATAAATTTATATAACTAAAATAGGGGTGGCAGTAATATATACTACCACCCCATTACAAACAATTAATTTTAACTGTTAAACAAGTTATCAAAAGCAGCAGTTACATCATCTGTATTTGCTTTGGATGCCTTTGCACTTGGTGATGCGGTACTAGCTTTAGCTGTACTTGGAGCTGGTGCTGTTGCAAATGGAGGAGCGTCATCTTCCACAATTGCGTTGACAGTACCTTCTGTAGCCTGAGCTTCAGGATTCAACCAAGCATCCATTACTGACTTTAGTTCATCATATGAAAACTCTGGAAATAGATCCAAAATGTTCACTTGTTGAGCAAGAACATCCTTTTGGGATACGTCAATTGCAATAGTTGCATTTGGCTTGACACGGATAGTAGTTTCTGGGAATGACTTACCAGAATCTTCTGCGGTACGGAATTCTACAACAATGTCACGACCATGGACTGGATCAGTGATATCACCGTAATCAGGATCATTGATGATTGATAGAATTTCTTGGTAGACATTCTTACCAAATCCCCAGAACTTAATTCCTTCACTTTCTTCACCACGAACCAAGATTGGAGCGTATGTACGCATCTTTGGTTCCATCTTACGTCCCAACTGCCAATCTTCCTTGTTTCCGGTCTTCTTCATACGATTTGACCATTCAACAATAGGATCTGGACGGTTGAAACTATCAGGAGATAGATAAGTCTTGTTGTTGATATTATAGTGGAACTTCAACTCAATAAATGGATTATCAGGTTGATACTTGTAGGGAACAATACGTACAACTTGTTTGCCTGGCTTTGGTTTCCAGATTAGTTGAGTTTTGTTGTTTGTGTTTGAAAGTGAGTTCAAACGACTCTTTAGCTTACTTAGGTCTAATGCCATAATTAGTAATTATTTAATAGTTAATTTTTAAGTGTTAATTAATAAGTTTTGTAACTCATTGAGTGACTCACACGAATCACTTGTTCATAACACTACATAACTATGGCACAGGACTCAGAAAAGTTCAATTAATTATATTGAAAATTTTGACAGGAATAATTCTGACGGACACATCACCGGTTAAAATAATTGAATTTTGGTACAATTCCCAGTTCAATTGAAAGGTTTTATCAAAAACACCACTGTTTTCTTCAGTGATCAACTTATTCATTGCGTTCAATGTATAAATTGTATTGGTTTGTTTTTTTCTATGTACGCTTATTGTATTTGGCAATTTGTTGAATTTATCATCTGTAAGTTCAACATTATAAGTCAGATACAATTCTTTTAAATTTTTTGTATTACTGAATATAAATATTTTTTCATTTAGAATAGTGTAGTTTTGTTTTATCAAATCTACGCAACTCAAATATTCACTGGACGTAGTGAATGTGCAAAGTAATTGTTTTTTCATTTAATTATTAGTTGTTTACCATCTACATACCACAATTTGCCCACTACGTTACCGTTAGAGTCATACCATGTATTTTTCTTTTGATAAAAACCAAATGAATTGGCTTCTTCAAGGGTATACTCTGTTCTTAAAATTTTCTCTACTTCTGCAGAATCTGCTTGTTTTTCTTGTGGTGTTCTAGTGTCTTGTTCTTCACCATCTTTTGGTTTTTGATCACTTTGAGCAGCTGGTGGTTCTGGAGCTTTTGGTTGATCTGGTGTTGGTTTTTGTTGTGGTTCTGCTTTTGGTTTTTCTTGAGCATCTGGTTGATCCGCAAAAACATTTGGATCACCTTTCATTGGGTTTTTCTCAAAGTGAGTTCCCTTTGCAATTGCTTTTTGTTTATATTCTGGGGTTGGAAAGGTTACAAGAATACCATTTTTATTGTATGCTTGACGTTCAGGAAATTTTCCTTCTACAACATTGTTTAGATAATCAGTGACGGTTTCTACTGACATACCTACTTCCAATAGATTACCTCTCAAGATTTCAATGTGTTCTTGTTTGGTGATATCAAATACACCATCTTCAATAGATATGTCTCTGCTTGATTTGTCTAATGCTTCAAAAATTAATTTCTTAATGTTCATATTAAAATACTTTATCTTGTGGTATTGCGGTTTTGTTTACTTCAGCTTTGAATGTAAAACTACTTTGACTGTCATTTCTTAGTTCTACTAATGAATAATAAGGAACTACTTCATCATCAATTATCTGTAATTCAAATATAAGATATAAATAAATAATAAAATAATTTCCATCCTTACTCTTTTTTATTTCAATTTTACCAACTTTAAAATCACCACCTTTTTGTTCTGCTATACTTGAAATTGAATATTCTTTCTTCTTACCCAATCTTTGAATCTTTTTTCCGTCATATTTAATCAACGGAAGACCATCATTCTTACCAAATATAGCTTCAGCAGATATTTGTGAGGAAATGTTTATAAATTCATCTTTGATCTTCTTTTGATCACTTAAACTGCTTCCTTGACTCATTACTTTATCCAATATCTTTTCAAAAAATTCAAATGCGAGAATATTAGAATTGAAATAAATGACGGGTTTGAATGCATCTCTGTCAATCAAAGTTATTGGTTCACAGGTAACTTTTTTTGTAACGCATTTACTATTTTTTAATGGTACAAAGTATGTATTCCAAATATTATTGATATTATTCTTAATACCTGTTATAGTAGATTCATCAATATCTTGTACATCAGTTACAAATATTTTATTGTTATCTAGTTGTTTTGATTTTTGAATTATTCTACCAATTAAGCTTTCATAATTGATTTTTCTAACTTCTCTAACCAAAACTGCGGTATTTGTATAAAAACTATGAGTTACTTTGATTGGTTCATCTTTTCCTTCATTTGTTGTTTCTATTTCTTTTCTTAAATTTTCTTCTGCATTTACCAATGGAAAATACTTTGTTTTAATAGCTTGCATTTCATCTTTAAATCCTAATACAATAGAACCAAATACTTTGGTGGTAACTTTTTTCAAATTACCAGCAAATTCACTCATTGTATCAGCTAATGATTTTGGTATATTACCAACTGCGGTAACTAGTTTTGTTAAACTAGATTTCAACGCATTCATAAACTCCACTTCAGTCAACAATTGTTTGTCAACATAAATGTCTTGAAAAATCTCAGCAATATAAGATTCATTGATTTGAAGGAAATCATCAGGAGTTAATGCCTGTGGATGTCTTATACTTGGTGATGCGGATGAAGTATCCCCCAACATTGGTCTTAACAATGTTAATATTCTACCAGCTCTACCTTTACCAGCCTTTAAAGAAACTATTGCAAACCTCTTACTGGTTTCTTTGTTTTTATTATCCAAAATAACACACAAACTTTGTTCTTTGCCTGTACTACCTACTTTATTACTTTTTAACGCAGAATAAACTTCATCTGGTGTACATCCATACAATAATACAGCATCACCAGTATTTTCTTTGGATTTATCTTTGCTCTTATATTGACTTAAATTAAATGCATCATAAAACTTAGTTATGTCTTTGTTGATAAATCCACTTGGTTTTGTACCAGTAACTTCTTCTAATGATGTTCCTGAATTTCTACCTGAAATAGAATCATAGTAGTTTTTGTATGCCAAATAACCTTTATACAATTCATTCTTCTCAAGACTCAGTTTCATTAATGGATCTTTTGAAATCTCATTTACTTTGAGTCCAATCTTTTGATCCAATTGAATCCACGTTTGAACTTTTCTTAATGCATCAATATGATAATTACCACTGTCACCAAAAATGACATACAACGGCCATGTTTCTTTAATCTTAGTATCTAGTGGTGTGTCAATCTTTTCAAAATTTGCAACCACTTCATCAAGCAAGTCTAATAAATCCTTTGGTAAAGGTAATAAAGCTGCTTTTGGTGTCTTTGGTTTTGCTTCTTCAATACTATCCATATAGGATAAATATTTAGAAAAACAAAAGAACTCCAATCTTTTTAGATATCTACCACTGTCATCTCATTATAATTGCGTCCAATATAACATTTTACAGGAAATTGATTGTTTGACATCAATCTTTTCAATTCCACCAAAGTTTCTTTTTTGTCACCTTTATGACAATCAAACAACACACTGTCATAAGTATACAGTATAGCCTTGGTTTGTTTTTTGTTACACTCAAGATATTCATTGACCCTTACCAATGACTGCATTCCAAACTCCGTTTCACTGGCTTGTAAGATATAATTGAACAATTTATTTGGATTTGGTTCATTTATATGGTTTGTAGTAATCCTTCTTTTATAGATTGGTGTTTCTACATAACCATTTTCATTGAAGAACTTCCATCTATGAGCAATATAATCACTCATTTTCTTGTAATAAGGAACCTCCAACAATTCAGATGGAATATTACCATACATACACTGAAATGTAAGATTCTTTGACGCTTTGATTTCATCTTCTGTTAGACTGTCCTTACCATAATACAATCTTCCAAGATACTCATAAGCATTTGGAGGAAGGTTATAATTGATCAACTTTGCAACTATGTGGGGGTGGTAGGCACTATAATCAATCATGAACAACATACCATCATCACCATATCTACTGATAAATGATGATCTACACCCGTTTTCTTTGTTTAGAGCACTATAGTTTACGTTACCAAACCTATTACTAGGTCTTCCTGTTGCGGTATATAGGTTATATTGTGTATAAACATAACCATCCTTATCTTTGACCGTTTTGTTCTCAAAATGCCTATTAAACAATTCTACGTCAACTTTTAATCCATTGTGTTCAAGAATTCTAAGATTTTCAGTAATAGTTCCGTTAATACTATAAAAACTATCATCCAACTTCAACATTTGGACTCTTTTAAGCATTTCACTGTACATCTTCTCAAACTTCTCTAAATGTTTCACAATAGGAATACATTTATTCAAATCACTATAACACATAAACTTGTGTTTATAAAATGAATGAGCAGTTGTATCAAAACCAGTATAATCATCTATCTTACCGTCAGTAATAAAAAACAAGATGTTAATATCATACAAATTCTGTACTGGCATCAGATGCATGAACTTCTTTTTATCATAAATCCACTTTTTTCCTTTGAGTTTATTGAAGTCTTCAATCAATGTGGTTTTATCCACACAAAATCTTGAGTCTGGATGATCTACAGAAATTATATAAGTTTGTTTACTTTTGATTGTATAAATCATCAATAAACACGGTTCATCTGCACATGGATGAAAGCATTCATCATTTTGAATGCAATCCATGATTAAATCACTGTTCCAATTATCTTGTAAAAAGTTTTTGTAACTCTCAGTGTCTTTGATGACCATACTGCAAGTATATCCACAATGTATATGGTGTCAATTTTATACTTTTTATCTATAAAATTCAAGAGGATCTTTTAAAACTCCTGATATTCCTGGCATTAATTTTTCTGCATTTCTAATAGAAGACAAATTATCTTCTCTAACACCACTATATGTTTTAACCTTGTTTTGATAAACATCTGTTTTTGATCCTGTTATTCTCCAAATCAAATTAATTTTAGAATACAATCCATTTATAATATTATTATAAGAATCACCGGACACTTCATATATTGTTCCGTCATTGATTTTTTTTGCAAAATATCTGGTTATATAACCTCTATTATAATCATCTGTAGTAGGAGCTGGTTTTGTATATACAGGATAATCTCCTTGTATTATATCAAAATATAGTCCTCTAGTATCATCAGTATATGTTTTCATTATTTACCTATTAAATTGTAAGCAGGTCTTAATTGTGCTTTTAATCTTGTTTCCCATGTATTTTCATTGATAACATGAGTCACATTTGTTACTTGAAATACTACTACATCATCATTAAACGGAGGAGGTAAATTTGTAATTCTGAAAAATTCAAATGTCTTGATTCCTGAAATGCCCATCAAACTTATTTCAATTTCTACATTTCTTAACGGTGAATTATAAATGTTTGTATTTGTTTTTAAATCACCATCATTTAACATATTGACCACAAGTTCTTCATGTGGCATTACAATATCTACTATATCATACTTGTCATAGTTAACAGTTGTTGCTCCGCCAGTTCTTTGTGAAACAGGAGCAGTTTTAGTTTCATACAACGTAACTTGTAAAAATCCATCACCGTATTTGTTTCCGTCTTTTAATATTTGTTTGAAATAATAATCAGTTGTGTCTGAATTCTTTTGGTTACTAGGCGTTTGATCAGTTGTTGATTTTGTTTTTAGAATTCTATCAGTATATACAACCTTTGGTTTTGTACTATTTACATTATTTAACAAATTACTATAATCAAGCAATTGATTTGATGTAGTATAATCATATGAACCAGCTTTAAAAATAATTTGATTTGCTTGAGCATTTGATAAATTAGTTGTAAAGTTCAATTTTTTAATAATTGAATTATTTGTCATATACTCAAATTTATAAATTTCATGTGTATAATTTTTATCAGGCGGTCCTTTTGTGTCTACAATTTTTAATGTAGACTTTCCATTTACATCAGGAGCATCAACAACGGTCAATTCCCAAAAATTACAACTAGCTTCATTGATTTGTCTACAAATAACATCATACACTTCTTTTAGATTTTTGTTGTCTGGGTCCAAAAGAACACTTTGTAAAAAGTTCAAATTTATATAGATATTTTTTAAATATCCACGTTGTAAATTATCTTTATTTGGTCTAACACCACCAAATGTTTGATCTATCGCTGGTATAGCAGTATGTTGTCTACTATTTTGATTATTTGGTCTTTGTTTTGGACGAGGTTGATCATATAAATATCTTTTATCTTGAAAAGATTTTTTATCAAGCGGAATTTCTTTATTTGGTCTACCCCACACATTTAAGATATAATCTAGATTTTGTCTTTGCAATTTACCAAGAAATCCAGCAGTTTTTGCTAATGCACAATCCGCACCAACGTTATTATTCTTTTTGAAAGAAAAGCTACCAGTTGGTGAATATATATCATAACTTTGATCCAATACAGGATTACCATTTGGGGTTCCATTATTATTTACATCTAATACATCACCGCCTAGTTCATTATAAATCTGTGAAGTAAATGGTAATGCTGCACCGGCAGTTCCTATTATAGTAGAAACGGTTCCTATCGCAGCGGAAGCTTGAATTTTTGGTTTTACATTTCCAAGTGCAACTTTTAAAAGTTTACCTGACAATCTTGAGTTTAATTTGGGAGCATTAGCATTTGGAATCAATACAGTCTTTTTTGTTGATATTAAATTATCATGTGCGCCAATTGTAATGTCATCAATATTTAAATCAAAAAAGTATTGTGCATAATCTTTAACATCACCAATATTTTTTATTCCATTTAAAACGTCAACCAATAAATCCATGGTTATCCATGTAAAATCTGGCCCTTTTTTATTATTAGCATCAAAATCTCTTTCTGCTGTATAATTAATTACTTGTTTATTTCTGCCGCTAAAAATATGATCAGGTAAATTTTCAAATTTAGATCCATATTTTTTCTCATAACCATCATTTGATCTTAATATTTTTGCAAAATCTTCATTTAATCCAGATTGACTATTACCTTGGTTGTCAGTAGCAGTCACGCTATTAACAAATGTCTCCACCAAAATTTTATATTTTGTTCTAAATTCACTTTCTTTATCATTTAAATTTCCGTCTTTGTTAATTATTTTTCCGTTAACAATATTTTCTTGTGAATCTTTTCTAAAACCAGAATAAAGAAGTTGTCTGCTTGCAACTTCAGTCATTCCAGTAATAATATTATCATTAATAGTATATTCAAAATTTACAACTTGACCAATTAAAAACTCATAGTTTCCTTTTGACTTTGGAACATATTCTGAATATCTGTTGTAATGGTTATCCCATATGTCTATAATTTGATTAAAATCTGATAAATTAATCAATGATCTTTGATCAAATGTATTCCATCCAAACTCAACAATTACCGTTTGAAGCGGGGTCAAAAAATATGGAGTAATTGCTTTTAATTGTTCCACTGAATGACATACCCAATTTATTTTTGCTTTTGCAAACCATGATTTTTGTATTTCAGTTTCAATACTAATAATACCAGGATCAGGTATATTTGGTCTTGTAGATGATTCTATATACTTTGGTTGCAATTTACAGTTATATCCATACATTTGTTTAGACACACCATATGGTACCTTTCCATCAATTCCATATCTATTGAAAAATCCATCTCCACTTACAAATGCCAATCCCCATTCATTATCATTGTCACTTATTAAATTTGGATTATCATATTCAACCATTCCATTTGAAAACACTCTGACCCATGCTTTTCTAGGACCAGCATACTGTGGCAAATCACCTTTAAACTGACCTTGTATTCCTGTTGATAAGGAATTTTTTCTATAGTCAAGTTCATCTATAACCCACTTTTCAAATGGGCCTGCTTCCCATGGTCTTTCTTTGGACATATTAAGAATTAATTAGTGTAAAATTTTGTAAAATTGTTTGTATATCAGTTGGTATTCTCAATTGTTTGTTTATATCCAAACTAAGTTTACCTTTACCCAAATTGTTTGCAACCGCAATTATCCACCATAAACTCACATCATTATAATATCTATAAGCTATTTGGTCAAGATAATCATTGTCTGACACTGTAATATAGATATCACTTGGAGACTCTGGTATAGCTGGATATAATAAAGTTTTATATACCCTTTTTCCATCCCATCTTTTATCTATTGTTGTGTAGTCATATCTATTCATATAATTATCCAATTTCCATCATGTCAATTTCTCCTGTACGTCTTGCATTAAACTCTTCTTGTTGTTCAATTTCTTGTGCGCTTGCCAAAACAGATAACTGTCTTTCAAATGGACCTCCTGTTCTGATATCACCAAAGTTATTTCTACCAACTTTTGGTTTTTCTTTTTCAAGAATATTTGCGTCTATGTTTATTTCAACTTCTCTTGGAAACTGTGCTACAGTTACATTATCATTTGTTTTTAATCTTCCTTTCAAGTATTCAAATGTATTAGTAGTATCAGAAATAGTTTCCCAAGTTGCATTGTCTGGAATTGTCATACCAATACTGTTAATAACTATTGGTTGATCTTTATATATATCTCCAATGGTGATCATAACCAAAGGTGGAACAATAAATCCATTTTTATAATTTACTGGTTTTGTCAATCCCATCAAGTAATTGATTCTTTGCCACATTGGGAAAAGTTCTTTCACACTCATTGCAACTACAGAAAAATTGAATCCAAGTCCTCTAGTGAATCCTTTGTAGTTATATACTTTATCTGCATTTCCAATATATTGAAAATCATCCCATGTTGATACAGATCTTTCATTTATAGCTTTTACAGTTGCTCTAAATGGTATATATTTTTGATTGTATATATCATAAAAATAAAACTTAATCAGATCTTTATCAATAAATGCATCTGTACTGGATTGTACATTTAATATGTTAATTAAATCACTTTTATTAACACCTGCAAATCCTTTTCCTTCTGGATCATCTAATAAATCTTTTCCGTTCTTATATTTTTTATATTCACGTATATAGGTGATTTGATCTTGATCTTGTCTGTCTTCAAGTTTTGTTGGAGGATCATATGTATAATTTGATCTTAATATAAGTTCAAGTTTTTGAAGTTGTTCATTAGCTAAAATTGTCTGCGGAGAAGTTGGAACTTGAAATTTTGTTGGATAATTACTGTTCAATAAATAATCAGTAAACAAAAATAAAATATCTGATACTTCAAATCCAGGATTTAAAACGTTAATTCCAGCAAAATATGTTTTATTGACAGCACCTATGAATGAAAAACCTTCACCAATTTTCATTGAATTTATATCAATTGAAAAACTTTCAGCACTATATTTTGAAATTGCACTATTGTATTGACCTACATATCTTGAATATTTATCAAATGTAGGAGTTCCTTCTAAATCTCTGTTATCAGGCCCAAATCTTTGAACTGCACCTAAAGTATCATACGTATTAACACCATTCTTATCATATGAAACAATTCTTTTATTGTTAACCATCAAATTATATGTTTGATCATCACCCTTATATATTGTTCCATCTGGTTGTCCAATTGCAGAAAATGTACCAAACAATGTACTACTCTTGAAATAGTTTGCAATGTTTTTAATAAAGCCAGGTTTACTTGGACTACTTAAATATTTGTAATTTTGTCCACTATAAGCTGCTTGTGCAGTTGCACCTCTTGTTAATCCCTTACCATCACCAGGATTTATAATTGACAGTGGAGTACCACCTTGACCAGGAGCAGTACCTCTTGGAGGAGGATTTGGTGGATTGAATCCAAATGCACTTGCAACTCCTTTTACACCCAAAGCACCAAGAACACCACCCAAATTTGGTTCAATGTGTCTTAATGGTCTATCCAAAATACCAAATGATGCTACTCTTAAAGTTGCTTGAATTGGCATCAATGGATTATATAACTTAGTTTCATTAAAAGGTTGATATCCTTGTAGATATATTTGTTTTAATAAAAATTTGATACCAGGATTTGATGCGGAATACTTGGTTACTCTAACAACATCTATTACAGCAGAAGGTTGTAGTGGTGACCATTTAAGAGTGGAATTAATACCTTTATTTGCATCATTTATATTGGTTACAATATAAGGTTGATTTGCACCAATTATTCCGCCAGATTCACCTTGTGGATATGGACTATACTTACTATAAAGAACACTACTGTTTGGAGTAAAAAGAACGCTTAATTTATTTGGATCTCTTTCATTTACAGCAGCAGGCAAAACCAAACCAGCACCTTGTATTTGTGCGTTTGTTGTTGTTTCTGGATTATTTAGATTTGTTGAATTTGCCATATAATTATGTTAAGCTTGTTTGCATTGCTACTCCGCCTGAATCCAATCTGAATCCTACATTCTTAGAAATTCCGGTGATCATCTTTTGACCGTCTAAGTCAACGTTTATTGTTATATTACCAATACCTTCTTTAATACCTTGTTTTATAGCTCCTACTATAGATGCTTGATTAATAGCAAGTTCATTAGCAACAGCAGCATTGTTTGTATTAACTGGCATACCAGCTTCATTTGTTTTATTGATCATGTCAGTAAATGAAGGCAACTTTGGTCCGCCAATTAATCCTGAGATAAGGTTAAATCCAGTTCTAAATGGTGCTGTTATAGCATCTAATAAAGATGCACCAATTGATTGAACTCCGTGTAAAATAGCAAGTCCAATTTCAGACGGAGAATTTGCTGATAATCCGCTATCATTTGAAAACCATTTTTTAAATGCATTAAACGGCCACATTAATAAATCAAATATTGGTTGTACAACTGCTTTTAGTCCACCAACTAAACCGCCCCATAGTTTTTCAAAAAAATTGCCTTCAGTATTGGCATATCCATCTATGAATCCTGCAATTGCTTGGAATGCGTTTACAACTAAACCAATTGGTCCTAAAAATTTAGAAAACGTACCTAAAAATCCAGAAAATCTTCCAAAAAATCCAAAACTTCTAGAAATAGAAACTCCCATCGCACTAAATGCGCCTAGTAAACTTTTACCATATTGTAGTGATTTTACAAAAGCATTTATTGGTTTGATTATAAATAACCAAGGAGATAAAAATGCTGTACTTGCTAATGTAATAAGTTTAACAAATGTTAAAATTGGAGGTAAAATTTCATTTAAAACACGTAACAAAGGTTCAACTACATCCATTACTGGCTTTGCTAATTCCATCATCAATTTATTAAATTGATTTTGTAATTGATTAATTCTTTCTTGATTAGCTTGTTGTCTTAATCTAAGTTCTGCTTGTTTACCGATATCTTTTGCTTCTACATCTCTCATCCCCTTCATTTTTTGCATTTCATTCAATTGTTTTTTCTGTTCAGCAGTACCATTCATTCTTATGTAATTAAGCTCTTTATCAGCTTGAATCATTTCTTGCAATTCAGTGACTGTTTTTCCTGATGCTTTTGCAAATGCTTCTGCTTGAAATGGGTCCATTGCATCAAAATTCATGCTCTTTGCAACCTTTAAAATTTCTCTATTAGCACCAAGTATATCTTTTCTATAAGCCAATTCTCTTGCTCTTTGAAATGTGATATTTGTACCCAACAAAACACTAGCTTCAATTTCATCCGTTATACTAGCATTAAAATCCAATAATTTTTTAGCAGTATCTGCCATTTTTTGGAATGTTGTTCCCATTTGTCTAGCCTCAACTGTGCCTTTAATTAGATTTACTACTGAACTTCCAGTATAAATTCTTATATCATCAGATGCGTCTGCAATTTCTTTCATTATTTCAGGCAAAGGAACTCCGGCCGCATTTGCCATAGCTTTTGTAAAACCAATCATTCCTTTTTGAGATGCAGCGGTACCTCTGGATATACTAGAAATTGACTTTAAAAATTTTGCACTTTCTGCTTCACTAATTCCAAGTTGTGCTGATAAAACAGATACATCTTTTACTAAATCTTTATTTACTGCAACCAACGCATTAAATTCTTTGCCAATTGCAGTAGTTGCTGCAACTACGTTATCAAACGTAACACCTAAATCAGCCAAGTCAATTGCAAGTGTCTTAACGTTTTTTTCCAAAACATCAAAATCACCTCTTAAGAATCCAAAACTTTTTCTGAGAGTAAATGCTGCTTTATCAAATTCAAAATACATTTTTACACCTTTAACAATAATATCTTTCCAAGTTGGAACTGTGCCTGATAAAAGTTTACCAAACTCACCCATACTGCTCACAGCATCACCAAGAACATTTTTAAATGCATTAAAAATTCTATTATTTCTTTCTAAAGCAGGAGTAAATCCTCTAATTGTTGTCAATTGATCATTTAGTCTTTGAAGTACTCGACTTTGATTATTTGCCGTAGATGACACATAACGAAGTTCTGCACCACGTAATACATTTTGTATTTGTAATGATTCTATTGTTTTTAAACGTTCCGCAGCATTTAATCTTGCAATTTGAGCATTTGTCTGTAATGCTCTAATCTGCGCGGATGCAAGTCTAATTTGTAATACAATTTCTTCTTTCTTAAATGCAAGTCCAACACTATCCAAATATGAAGATTTGGATTTAATTTCATTAATTCTATTTTGAACTGCTTCTTGTAACTTTTGTGAAGTTAAATATCTTTCTGCCAAATTTGCGTTTGCAGCAGCTGCATTAATTATATTTTTAAAATTATTACCAAGTACGTCAGTTTCTCTGTTGATTTTTGTAAATACGTCTCTAAGTGATTGGCTTAAACTAGTTAAGTCTTTAACACTTTTTTCTAATTCATCAACATCACTTATTGTTACGGTCGGTTTTGCCATATTTTATACTACAATAAATATATAAAATATGAACTTTAAACTATCTTTTAATTGTTTTTGGAGATTCTTTTGAAGTGGATTTGTCCATTGCTTCTGATTCTTTCATCTTTGTATCAGCCAGTAACTTGTAATAAAAGTTCCTCAAAAACACTGGTAAGTTGTAACCAATGTTTTGATCAAATGCTCCTTGGGAATAATAACCTAATTCAAATATCTGTTTATGTACAAACAGTTTATATTCAGCTGTTAGGCCAAAAAAATTGTACCGTCATCGGTACCTCCGATCTATCCTCAGAGTTACAGTTAGGACAAGTAAAATTAAATGTCATGTCCAAATCGGGTGAATTTTGACGGATAAACTTTCTTAACTCAATACTATCTCTTGATAAGAGTTCAGTATCAACAAACTTTCTGATAAGTACTTTATCAGTATTACCGTCAATTGATGTAATTACATGTTTCAATCTAGTAGTAATTTCTGCACTTTGACCACCTTTGTTTAACTTGGATATAGATTTCAACTCATTTTCAATTTGTTGTTCTTCTAATGAAGTGGCCAATTTAACAGTAACTAACTTTTTTGAATATGGAAGAGTAAAACTGACATTATTTTCACCTTTTGTGAATTTATTGGCATCAAATTCTTTGTCTTTCAATTCAGATAGATTGATGTCAATCTTTGATTCTTCTCTACAATTCTTACAAACTACACCTACAGGACCATAACTATCACCATATGCCAATCTTCTTGCAGCAACATACAATGCATTTTTGTCACCAATCAATATATTTTCAATCTTAATTGACTTATCAACAATCAAAGACTCAAGTAGTTTATCTAAAACAACACCTTTTTTGATGAGATTTTCACTGGTAAGAATATCTTCTTCCTTAGCAGTCATCATCTTCAACTCAACTTTGCCTGATGATAACGGATCATTTTCTTTATAAAAGAACCCTTTACTTGGTAATTCAATTACCTCAGTAGGAAATGTCACCTCTTGTTTTTGTGGGGGTGGGGGTGCTTGAAAAGATTGTGGTCTTGTAATTGGTACTGTGAAATTTTCTTCCATAAAATGTATAACTTGTACACATATATATAAAAGAATCTAAATATTTGATTTATTTTATTTAAATTGATACCGCAGACAATTCTTTTTGAGCAGCAGATAAGTATACTTTAGCTTGTTTTACTTCTTCCTCTGCAGTTTTAACTGAATCTTGAGCATCTTTTCTTTGTTTTGCTAAATCAGCTGCATTTGTTTGTTCCTTAACTTCAGCAGGTGGTTTTTCATTCTTTACATCTGTTGGTGTTACTTGAGTCTTGGTTAAATTTGACAATCTAACTTTAGCAGCTTTTAACTTTTCTTCTTTTGCTTTTAATTCAGCTCTTCTTTGATTAACAAAAGCAGATTTTGTTTTTTTTGTAGTATCTTTAATTGCGTCTTCTTTTAGAATAGAAATTATTCTTTTCAACTTAGATTCAATACTTTCATTCACTTTATTATACTTAAACTTCTGTGTCAAATCTTTAAATAAAGCAATATCATACCATCCAAAGATGAATCTGAAGAACTTTTCTTTTTGTTCATCAGTGTATTTATCAGATCCCAACATTTGTCTTACAGCGGTACCACTTAAAATTCTACCATCAACCATGGTTTGACTTTCTGGTATAATCAGTACATATCCACTCTTACTAAGAGGGTCTAATTGGTTTGTGTCTCCCTTGAATGACTTGAAATAACCGCCTTGATCTACTTTTAGTCTTTCTGCATCTTTTTGACCCAATGCAAATATTACGCTAGTCTTATCTGGATCATACTTCTGTGTAATTTCTAATGATTTGTAGGGACTTTTTGTTTGTACAATGTGATCAGGTGCTACACCGTGTCTTACCCAGATTTGTTGTTTTTCACCAAATGTAAGTGGAGAGTCTGGTAGTTCTACTTTACCACTAGTAGAAACGTAGGTGTCATTTCCAGTTATTGACTTTAAAAAATTAAAGGCATTTAAATGACCTCTGTGTGGTGGGTGAAATCTACCAGGATATATTCCAATTACGCTTTTCAAGTTCATGTTATATAAATATAGTACTTAATTGTTAATGTACATAAAAAAACTCCTTGTTTTATCAAGGAGTTTAAAAAGGATAAATGTTTTGTTTTTATTAGTATTGTAGAATACAGTAATCTACAGATAGAGTCAAACTAATGGTTGCTGGATCACCACTATCAGTCCAATCCATTTCACCAAAGTCAGCACTGGTGATGAATGCACCTTTTAATGTCCATTCTTCTACTTTATCACCTACTGGACCTAGAACGTTGACGGTTAGATCCTTCTTATAGAAGTCACTATAACCATCACGGCCAGTTACGGATTCATGGCTCAAACGTACCCATTCCATTACTGCTTGAGCACCAGATGGTACAATTGGATCATATAGTTCCATTGTAATGTTATCCCATGTGGTTTTGCCTTTGTAGTAACGTTGGATGTTGATGTGATCCAATGTCTTCTTTTCACTGGTTACTGTTGGTCTCTTGACTTTTCTAATCAAGAAACTTGGAATACCATCACAGTACAATAGAAACCTATTTTTGACTTTTGGTTCAAATTGTGTAAAGAATATTTCATTACTGTTTAGTAGATCTGCCATAAATTTTTAAATCCTTATTTAGTTGTTGTAATAATAAATATAAATTAAAAGTACTTTTTTTTAAATTGTGTTTTAATTTTTAAATAGTTATACTCTATACAAACCAAACTCCAATTATGGCTAGATCTAAAAATTCAAAAAACTGGTTATCTCTAAATTGTAAACATTGTAATAATTTGTTTGAATGTAGAGTAAGCAAACCAAAGATCTTTTGTAGCAAGAAATGTAGTAATAGTGATAATTCAACAAAACAAAAGATAATTGATGGTCAAAAAAAGACTTTTGATGAAAAATATGGTGGTCATCCAATGACTACAGATGTTGTAAAATCTAATTTTAAATCTGCAATTGTTAAAAAATATGGAGTTGATAGTTACAGTAAATTGCCTGAATATAAAGAGAAGGTAAAACAAACTCTTCTACTAAAATATGGATCTGAAAGTTATATAAATGTAGAAAAAATAAAATCTACTATGATGGATAGATATGGAGTGGACAATGCAGCCAAGATAAAATCTGTCTTAGATAAAAGATCAGTTACTAAGAAATCAAACCACTATGAATTTCTAGTAAATTACTGTAATAGTAACAAATTGCAATTTCTATGTGATGAGGTGGATTACAAAGGTTATCACTTTAGTAACATTTATAAATTCAAATGTGACGTATGCAATAAAACATTAGAATCTACGGTTTATAACTTAAACAACTTGTTTTGTGATTATTGTCACCCAGAAAAAATCACTACTGTTGAAAATCATTTTTACAATTTTTTACAAGAAATTTTACCAAAAGATACTGTTATTAAAAGAAATGATAGAACAGTATTAAATGGCAAAGAATTGGATTTTTATATTCCAGAATTAAAAATTGCGTTTGAAATTGATGGATTATACTGGCACAGTGAAAATGGGGGTGGTATCAATAAAAACTATCATTTGAATAAAACAAAATCTTGCAGTTTTTATGGTATATCACTAATTCATATTTTCGAAAATGAGTGGATCAATAAAACAGAAATTGTAAAATCAATTGTCAAAACACTGTTGAAAACCAATACACTATTTAAAATTAATGCTAGAGATTGCATTATTAAAGAAGTGAATGAAACTGAAAAAAATAAGTTTTTAAATGACAATCATTTACAAGGTGAAGATAAGTCCACAGTTAAATTAGGATTGTATAATAAAAATGATCTGGTTAGTATTATGACATTTAGAAAAACTTCCCGTTTTGATAAAACAAGTGATTGGGAATTAGTTAGATTTTGTAATGCAATTAATACTACAGTTAATGGTGGTGCAAGTAAATTATTAAAACATTTTATCAAACATTATAATCCAAAAAATATAGTAAGTTATAGTGATAGAAGATATTTTACGGGTAAAATATATGAAACTTTAGGATTTAATTTTGTAAGTCATACACCACCCAATTATCATTATCTTATAAATAATTATAAAGATATCAGACACCGCATGAGTTTTCAAAAACATAAATTAGAAAAAATATTAAAAATATACAACCATGCATTAAGTGAATGGGAAAATATGAAAAATAATGGTTATGATAGAATTTGGGATTGCGGCCACGGCAAATATTTCCTTAAGATTCTTTCAAACTAGCCTTTTTATCAAATATTTGATTGATGCCATTTCTGAGTTTGTCTAGGTGACCTCTGGATCTTAATACTTTAAAAACAATATTCTCTGTACTAAATTCCCCAGACTTGTTTAACCCAACTTCTCTCATATCATACAAATCTTTCAAAACCTTCTTTAACTTAACCAAACTTTCAGATTCTAGTGCATTTTTAATTTTCAACACCATATCACTGTATTTTTGTTGGATTTGTTCTTTATCCAATTCAAAATTCTCCTTCTTTGGTTCTGTCACCCATTTGTTATTTAACAATGAATAAACTCCGGTGGATCTGTTTTTCTTAGAAATGTCTTGGATATACACTTCAACGTTAAATCCTTTAACGTGAATATCATGATCTTCATTCCATTTACCTTTAATGGCATTTACCATCTTTTCAACCATTTCTACATCTTCAGATACATCTTTGAAATCTATGACTATATGAATGTCAATATCACTAAAATCTGACCAGTTATAATTTGCGCTGCTGCCAACCATTATAATATCTTTAACTGGAGCGGTTAATTCTGTATCCTTGTAGAAGGACTGTCCTATAGACTTTAAAGATTCAGCTACATCTGGTTTTAGTTTTAAACCATCCCAAAGAGCTGGATTTAGAGTATTATTATAGATTCTTACTTTCATATATTAGAATAACTATAACCAAATGATTCTGGCAATTGATTTATTAACAATTGTAAATCAGATAATGTGTTTGAAGCACTTGTATGTATAATACCTTTACCACCAGCAGTTTCAAATGATTCTACATTTTTAGGCAAATCATCAATTAAGCAGCTATTTGGTTTAGCAAACTTACCTTTTCCTCTACCTGAACCGCTGAAGTTAACTTTTAAGCCAGACCAATGGTTACTTAACCACTGTAATTTACCTTTTTCTATATTTCTAATGATATCTTTAGCTTCTTCTCTTGGGTGGTTTTTAAGAATCCAGTTACCGCTGGTGCTTGTTAATACTTGTAGATCCAAATTGTTATCATTAACAATCTTAACTATACCAGCTTTAAGTTGATCAAAATCAGGCATTTTTTGCATACTTGACCAAAACACTTCACCTTTATCAGCAATTGCATCCCAAAATTTTGGAGTACCATATTGTGATTCAAACTCTTTAGGTGATGATCCTATCATTTGAGCAAATTGTAAATCAAAATTGCACATCACACCATCCATGTCACAAAATACAATAAATTGTTCAGATTGCTCCAGGAGGTTAGCATCCCAAACTTCAGGTAGAAGCGCTTTAAGTTTGATCATAATAAAATAAATATCAGGAGGTTAAAATAAGTTGACTTAAATGTATAAAAAGCATATATTAAAAGCGCAACATTTATATATAAAAAAGCATTAAGCATTTATTATAATAATAAAGCAACCGCAATATAAAAAGCGCAGCGCTCCTGATAATTGTAAAAGTTTATTTAGGATTTGGTATAAAAGTGCCATCTTTTAGATTTAATGAACCTTCACCATATTTGGTTGTGATGGAGTTTAACCACTCATCTTCATCTTTTTGAATCTTTTCATAGTTGGTTCTAAGGTTAGATTCAACTTGAGATAGTTCTTTAATTTTTGCGTCTAGTGTCATTTTGTCTAAATACAATTGACCAAATGACATAATGTTTTCTTGAAAACTAAGTTGAATTTTCTTTAATGAATCCAACTCTTGTTGTGTAAATTTAATAGGATCTGGCATATAAGATATATAGGGATTTATTTAGTTATTGAAATGTTATTTTTTATCTTTTCAAATACATCATGCGGTGATATAGTAGTAGTACATTCAAACATTCTTTTTGTATTCTTGTGATTTGGACACCAATTCCAATCATGTCTATCAAATGGTTTTTCATTTAAACAACCGTGACAAACTGATTCATTGTCAATTCTAATCATATTTGTTGTAAATTCACACCATTTTTTTGTTACGTTTGTTATCAACACAACTTTTTTTCCAACTGCGTGTGCTAACCAACTTAATCCGTTTGATGTACCTATATGAAATTCTGCATGATTCATATAATGAGTTGCTTCTAATAGGGATATTCCAGTTTTATCAATTGCAGATGATGGGATTGTATTAAAACAACCATTTGACCCAAAACTGTTGTGCATATCTACACAAACAGCAGTAAGTCCATATTTTTGTTTTAATAAATTTAATAAAATATTCCATCCTTTTTTTGCATTCCAATATCTTCCCTGATGTGTTGACTGAATTGAAATTGTGAAATATTTTTCTTTTAATGGTCTGTCTTTTATTACAGTTGCAATTTTTGCACAAGTTTCTTCAAATGGAAGACCCAACAAATCAGCCGCATATTTTTCAAGAGGTTGACTAAGATTTACATCCAATTGTTTAAATTCATCATAAGTGACAGGCAAATCAAAACTGAGGTTTGGATAAACTGTTTCAAATAAATCAATATAATTTGGATTTATTATAAAATGCACTGTATGACCAGTTAATTTTTGATATTTGTCAACCTGACCAATTGACGCTATAGTGTCACCCAATGATTTTGTGGTCAATTCTATTTTTATAATCATAACATTTTTACTTAATCAGAATGTCAATTTTATCTATAACCATTTGTGCTGTTATTGATTTAGAACACTCAAATTGTCTATCTGTATCTTTTAATTTTGGACACCAGAACCAATCACCTCTTTCAAATTTAAACTGTTCATTGTTCCAACATCCATAACAAACATTTTTATTAATGATTCTAAATGGTGTAAAAAATTCATTTTTTTCTAGGCTCATTCCGCTGATCAATACACATGGTTTATTTAATGCCCATGCTAACCATGATATTCCAGAAGACAACCCAATTACAAATTCACTGTTATATACCACGTTTAATACATGATTCATATCAGTGGAATTACATAACATAATATCTAGCCCTTTATCATCTAAAAGTGTATCATGTTCTTTTTGAACTGCTATTACTTTATATCCCTTTTTATTTAAATAAGATACAACGTCTCTCCATCCAAATTGCGTGTTCCATTCTTTACAAGCCGCTGTTGATTTTGTTGAAATTACGACGTACTTTTCTTTTATTACTCTCGTTTTATCTATTAATTCAAGTGGCGGCTTGATTTCTTTATATTCAATTCCTAATATATTTGCAGCAATTTCTTGGTTATTAAGTGATTTCCAACTAACCTTTTCTTTAGTTGTATCGTCAAAACATCCTATTGAATAACTTGCATACAAATTAAAAAGTTCAGTTCCGAGTGGAACAAATTTAATAGAGGGATATATTGATTTAAATATATCATTTTGATAAGTTGAACAAAACACATTGCATTCATGTTTTATCCTAAATTCTTCTACAAACGGCATCCATGAAATATTATCTCCCAATGAATTACTATCAAACCAAATGTATACATTTTTACCGCGTGCATCATAATCTATTTGTTCAATCAAATTTTTTGTTTGAAAATCAATAATTTTAATTCTATAATCAATGAAATAACAAAAAGCACTTCTAACCCACATGTTTGATTGGATGATATCATCATAAACAATTTTATCAGTTTTTTTGTCTATAAACTGAATGTAATATTTGTTGTTATTATCTTCCAAAATTTCACAACACGCACCTCCAACAAAATTAGTATTAATTTTCATAATATATTAAAAATTAAGGTAAAATCTCATTTTTATACAATATTATTATCAAATAGATAAGAAATTGTTCTCGTAACATCTTCAACAGATGAATGGCATTCAAAAGTTGGTTTGTTTTCAAGACAGCCAGTTAATAAAGGAATCAGATTTATATTATCTCTTTCTCTTACTGAATATTTTAAATTGGAAGTACAGAACAAATCACAATTACCTTTGACATAACAATATTTGTAGTTTTGATTTCCTTTTCTGTAAGGTGCTACAAATTTAGGGTTCTTTGCACTTCCTAATTGCATTATAAATGTATCTGTTGTTCCTGCAAGGTGGAGCAGTCCAGAATCAAATGTAATCAACATTCTAGCATTATTTAACAAATACCAAGTATCACTTAAATCTGCTTTATCAGTTAAATCAATGCCATATAAATTATTAAGTGGTTTTATAAATTTCTCAGTAATTACTCCTGGCTCTGTTTGAACCATATTTTTGCCAGTTATTACCGTATAAATGTTCTTTTCAGACAAATAATCTACTAATTTTTGCCAATTTTCTTGTGGCCATGTTCTGTTTGGCCAATTAGTTGCAGGATGAATTACAACATAATTTTTAGGTAAAGAAAATGAATTTGAAAAAGGATTTGGATAAAACTCACATGTCATTTCTTCTGGCAATAATTGTATTCCAAGATCATTTGCATGAACTTGTCTCAAATCAACCATATTAAACTTTCTTTGCATACCAAATTGATTGTGTAATCCTGGTAAAACATAACTTTCATGGTAATTGATCACAGATTTATCACCTTTGAAATCATTAACAAATTCTGGAAAAGTATAAAGTTTATCAATATAAGGATTATTAATCCACACTGCTTTAGAATCTGGTTGGGATACTACATTTATTTTTCTTTGATAAACTTGGTATAGTTTTCTAAGACTTGGTGTAGCACAAATTGTATCACCTATTGTACCTGAAATAACAGCGTAATATATATCTTTCATAACTTTTATTTAAATAGAGGCTATACGGAACAAAATAATACTTTTATTTGAATCATAAATTGTAAAAATCTTTTTACCTTCAACTTCTGACCCAAAACAATGTTCTACATTTTTCATCATGACTAAATCATTGAAAAAATATAAATCCCCGTTTTCATTTGTAATTTCTATATAAACTTTACATGAATCAAAATAACTCTGTGAAAAGAATATACCATTCAAATCTTCAGAGAATCTATGAAATTTTATATACCCTTGATTATTAAGTGAAATTGATCCGTATCTTTTATTTATTACATCAAATAAATCTTTTGATACTTTATTCCATGTATATTTAGATATAAAATGTTGACATTTTTGAAGATGAATTTTCTTATATGTAGAATAATTTTTATAAGAATCTAGAAGTACTTCACTCAACATTTCAAAATTTGGTTCATCAACATATCCGTCTGCAAAATATTTATCTTCTTCATGATATGCTGGAATTTTCTTTAATATATCTACTCCAAGTGGATATTCACTTGCAAATTCAAGTTGACCTGATCCCTTTGAATATATAGATGGTATACCACAAGCAAGTGCTTCAGCCAATGGAATGTTCCATCCCTCTCCTCTTGAACAACTTAAAAAAACATTACAATTTTTCAGTATACGTAAATAAACATCTCTATCAGGAAAACTATGAATAATAATCTTTGGTGATAATAAATTATACATTCTTAAACGTTCTTCAGTTGGTATCCAGATTGGGTGTGCATTATCAACTGTAATATGAAGTTCTACATCATCTATATGTTCAAACGTTTTTAAAAAACATTCAATTGTTTCTTTTATTGCTTTTCTGAATCCCCATTTCCCTACAAGAAAAAATTTAAATTTATTTGATTTTTCTTGTTCAATAGGAAAACAGTCTGGTTCTATACCTTCATGAACAATATCAATTTTACTTTCATCAAATCCTTGTTTTATTAAACATTCTTTTTGCCATTTTGTTAAAACAATATTACTGTCATAATTTTTTAGTATATTTAAAAAATCTGGATTATATGTATCACTTTCCCACATTGTAAATGCAATTTTTGGACCATAATAATTGTCATAAAAATAATGATGTGAATTTTCTGCTGTAATTAAATGTATTCTTTCATTGATATCAACATCCAAGTATTCTTGATTCCACTCAAATGGATAATCCATTCTGACACTAGTGTTTTTATAATTTGACCAAAGTGTTTGTTCAGAAAGTATTTGTTTATCTTCATCATTTATGTATGAACTTGAATTTCCATCCACAGTAAAATTTCTTACATAAATTTTTGCATATTTTGAAAGTCCTCTAAAAAATCCTCTTGTGTGATTATTAAAACCAGTAGATCCAAGATAAGAACCATGACATTTTATAAACATATATATAACAGATCTACTATATATATGGTCACATGAATTTAAAATAATTAATTTAAAATCAATCCAAATATATATAATAAATGAAAAGGTTATATCATATTGTTACTAGATTTACAAGAGATGATGAAAAATGGTTAGATAGATGTTATGAAAGTATACTAAAATCAAATTTAAATTATAAATGGTATATTGTTGGTCCAAAATTACCAGCTAATATGACAAAATATAAGAATTCAAATTTCTTACATTACACGCAAAAACCAAATTGGAAAAATCTTTGTAATTTTTACTTTGATAAAGTTGGTGATGAAGGACAGTGGGTTTATATTCTAGATGATGATAATTTGATGCATTATAATTTTCATCTAGCAGATAAAAAAATAGAAAATGATACTGAATTAATCATTGTGAGTCAAGAATATGAACCAAATAAAATCAGAATTGCAAATGAAAATAATATCACGGTTCAAAAAATAGATATGGCACAATTTTGTGTAAAAAGATCTGCTGTTGGTGATTTGAGATTCTGGGAAATATATAGAGGTGATGGTTATTTTATAATGGAACTATGTATAAGATGTAAAGAATATGGAAAAAAAGTACAAATAATGCATGAAGTCTTTTCTTACTATAACGCACAACATTGGTTATGATAAATTATCAAAACATAGACACAAAAAAGTTAAATGAAAAATTTGTAAACACAAATAGTGCAGTAATCACTGACTTTTTAGTTCAACCTTTTGCGGAAAAATTATATTCACACTATAGACATGATATGACTGAAAGTGAATGGGTTGCTTCTTCATATCCATCCTTAGTTAATGGAGAGAAACATGAATTTGTGCCTGTTACAGAGGAAAATAGATACACAATACAAATTCATAAATCATTTTCAAATAAATGTCTAAATGATAATCAGTATGCATATTTTTTCTACAGAACACTTGATTCTCATAAGTTACACTGTTTGTGTCCTCATTGTACAATACTTAAATTAATTACAAGTACTGGATTTATAAACACTTTAAATGATATAACCCAATTAAATTTAACAAAACCTACTACAATTTTTGCAAATAAGTATACAGAAAAATGTTTTTTGGCAACACATACAGATGATGGAAATGGAAGGTTGGCATTTGTTTTACACTTGACCAAAAATTGGAATCCATGTTGGGGAGGATTATATATGGACCAGTCTGACATGCAAAATATTAAAACAATTATACCAAGTTTTAATAAATTTGTAATGTTTAGAGTTGGTAATAATCAGACCCCACATAGTGTTAGTAGCATTACTGAAAATATAACCCACCAAAGAATCTCAGTTACCGGATGGTTTGATTAATTTATGAAAAAATTCTGCATATTAACATTAACACATGAATCAAATAATAGGCCAATGTATCTTCTAGATACAGTTGAGTCTCTTTTAAACAACACTGAATATGATGAAATAATTGACTGGTTTATATACATCAATAAAACAAATCAAGAATTTATATCAATATGCAATCATTTGATTGAAAAATATAAAGAAAGAGTTAATTTTAAAATTATACACTCTAATGTAAACAATGGTGTTGGATATGGAATTAATAGATTAAATGATCTGTCAATTGACTATGAATATAGTCTTTTTCTTGAAGGTGATTGGAAGTGTATGTCTTCAGAAATAAGCGGTCAACCAAAAACTTGGTTGAAAACTAGCATTAAACTATTAGATGAAAATCAAGATGTTAATGCTGTCTTCTTAAGAAGATATATTAATGATTATGAAAGTAGATCTACTGGAATTTTTGCAAATTATTCAGTAAAAAACTGTAAGATTGAATCAAGAAATGAATTGAAATACTTTATTACTATAGCAAATGTATATACAAATAATCCATTAGTTAGAAGAAACAAATATTTTTATGATAACAAGACGTTTCCATTACAAGAATTTTTTGATTCAAATGGAAATCCAACTGAATTAAAAATAGATGATGTTATATATGTTGATTGGGGACAAGCAGAAATAAAAGCACAAGCAGTAAATAAACAAATTAAGTATATAATGTTAGTGTGGGGCAATTTCTGTCATATAGATCATCTGGGAGATTTTGATAAAAATACACAAAAATTTATAGAAAATGAGTCAACTGTTGGATGTAAAAAATATAATTATGGACAATCTAAATGTAAATTTGGATATTACACTATATCTCCTCATTTTTGTACACTGTGCAGCACAACAATTTCAGATTTGGAATTAGAAAAGATGTTTGCTAAAGAATCTTATTTATTGGATACATTGGAAATCAATAAAAATGAATGGACAAAAGAACAAAAAATACAATTTGTAAAAGATCAAAATTTGACACCAGAAACAAACCTTGAACAATTTACAAAATATTTTATATGATCAGCTTTATAATACCAACTATATGGAAAGCAGAAGAAATATATAAATCTATTGAACAGTTTAAAAGATTACAAATTAAAAATGTAGAATTAATTATAGTAGATAATACACATTCAGATTTTTATGATGATGATCCACGAATCATAATTGTTAAATGCAGCAACAATATATTTGTAAATCCAGCATGGAATTTAGGTGTAAAACTAGCAAAAAATAAATACATTTGTCTGTTAAATGATGACATTTATTTCAATTACGTAACCGTATTAAACAATTTTCAAAAATTTATAGACCAAAATCCAAAACTTGGATTGATTGGTTTTAATGAAAATTCAAGAATAAAAAATAATACTGATCCATTAAATAATGATAATGATGAATTATTACTGATAGATACCACAGGTATAGTTCCATTTGGATATGGTTGTTGTATATTTCTAAAAAAAGAAGACTATTTTGACATATATGAAGACTGTAAAATATTTTATGGTGATACAATATTAATTGTATCAATTATTGACATGAGAAGAAAACTCATGTATTATATAGATAATTTAATAAGTTGTGGTAGAATCGGTGTGTCAAGTGATGAATATCCGCAGAGTATGAATACGGATCAAATTGTGTTTAACAAACAATATAGAAATTTAATAAAAGGACATGCATAATAATGTTATAAAAAATAGTAAAATTACTGTTTGTATATTTGGTAGACAAATAGATGTTTTATATTCAGACAAAAATGCGCCTGAATATGAGGAAAATTCATTTAATATTTTGAATTATGAAAATGATCATGAGTTAAATGATATCATAAAACAATATGACCCTCACGTTTTTATAACTTTTGGTGATTGGAATAAATATAAAAAATTATCAAGTTCACCATTTAGTATAAGATCAAAATGGTTGAGTTATCCATCTCCACCTTCACTTGATGAATTAGGAAAAAACATAATGCGTTGTTATCTTCAGACTACATTAAATTATGATGATACAACGTCAAATGATCCATTAGTATCTGTATTTACTCCCACCCACAAAACAGGATCAAAAATATTTAGACCACTACAATCATTATTAAATCAAACACATCAAAATTGGGAATGGATCATAATTGATGATTCTGATGACAATAATCAAACATTTAATTTGTTAAAAGAAATAAGTGAAATTGATCATAGAATAAAAATATTCAAAAATCCAAGAAAATCAGGAAGTATTGGTGAACTCAAAAGATGGGCAGCTGGATTATGTTACGGTGAATATTTGTGTGAGTTGGATCATGATGATGAACTCACAGATAAATGTTTGGATTATGTAGTAAAAACTTTTCAAAAATACAAAGATGTAGGATTTGTATACACTGATTCTACTGAAGTATATGAAGAAGACGGTACATGCGTCAAATATCCGGAAGGATTCTCTTACGGTTATGGTTCATATAGAAAAGAATTTTACAAAGGAAAAATGTATGATGTGGTAAATGGACCAAAAATAAATCCAAAAACAATTAGACATATTGTAGGCGTTCCTAACCATATTAGATCATGGAAAAAAGATATTTACTTTAAAATAAAAGGTCACAATCCAAATTTACATGTCTGTGATGATTATGAACTAATAATTAAAACATTTTTGACCACAAAAATTGCATATATCCCAAAACTAGGATATATACAATATAGAAATAAAGACGGTAATACTACATCAGAAAGAAACAAAGAAATACAAAGATTAACTAGAATAATAAAAAATTCATATGACCCATTAATACATGATAGATTTTTAAAATTAGGTATTGATGACTTTTTATATAATGAAAAAACTCAAACGTCAAATTTAGATACTCCAAATCCAAGCACTGAACAACACGTTTGTATTATTTCTGATGTAAATTAATTTGTTTATAACATTGTTTAAAATTATTAGAGTAATCTAAGAATTTACCTTCAATATCAGAAAATCCAGATATCTGAGAACTTAACAATTCATCTGATGCAAAACAATTATTTTCATATTGAAATTCTCTGACTAAATACCAAGCAATTGATTCATATTCCTCAGAATAATTTAAAATATCTAATTCTGAGTTTAGTTTTAAACTTTTTAATATTTTATCCATTCCTCTAGAAGAATATGACAGTGAATGCGTACAAAACCCAGTGTTTACTTTTATCAAGTTATCAGAATATCTTTCCGTTGGTTCATAATCATATCCTTTTACAAAATAAGAACCAAGATAAAAAAGATCCCAATCTAAAGGAAGTTCATTTAAACTTTTTTTCAATTTTATATTCAATTCATCCGGTTCTTTAAGAAACAAAAAATCATCTTCTAAAACCAAAATATTAGAATAATTTTTCAGTTTAGCTTCTTTTATTATATTGTAATGTGAAAGAACACACCCAATATGCGCATTAGCTTTTGTTGAAAGTTTTGGGTGATTATACTTTATAGCCTCAAATCTTTGCACATTAGATACGTCAAATTTAGAAAATTGATTAAGACAGTTATTCCATCTATCAACACGACTGCTTAAATTAATACAATAAACTTTTTCAAAAAATGAAAACATATTGTATATTATTATTTATTTTCTAAAATTGTCAATCTATTTTTCAAATCTTGAATTTGATATTGTTGTTCTTTAATTGCTTCAGTTAATACTGCAACCATTCTTGAATAGTCTACTGCTCTAGCATCCTTAACTTCATCATTTAATTCCCACTCACATACCAATTCAGGAAATACTTCTTGTAAATCTTGAGCTACGAATCCAATAACTGGAATATTTAATGCATAACCATCTCTAACGCTATTTATAAATTCATTCCATTCATATTTTACACCTTTTAATTTCATTACCTTATCCAATGCATTTTCAATTGGAACGATCTTTTTCTTGAATCTTCTATCTGAAGAAGTTGGAAAACATGTAGCGTGAACGCTTCCGTTGAAGTCTCCTTTGTAGGAGGATGGAGTAACACCTACGCCCAAATTTCCGCTTGAATTAAATTGGCCTACTAAAGTTGTTCCGTTATAAAAAGCGTGTATACCACCAGTGTAAGCCATTATGTTAAGCTGGCCTGCGGTTACTCCTAAACCATAAGCACTAGTACCATCGTGATAAAATTTAAGTTGCAATTTGGCAGAAGAAACTGTATCTGCATAAGAAGTGCCAAAACTTATATTCGAAGGTGAAGCAGAATTCGTAGTAGTAAATAAAGTTAATGTTCCTGTAGCAGTAGTTGTTCCAATACAAAAATTACCACCACTATCAAAAAAGTTAGAATTACCTAAAGTAGTAGCTGCTGTAAATTTAGCAACATAATTTGTTGTACCACTTGCATTTGCTGAACCAGCAGGTCCGGCAGGTCCAGCAGCACCACTGGTACCACTTGATCCGCTTGAACCAGCAGGTCCGGCAGGTCCAGCAGCACCACTGGTACCACTTGATCCGCTTGAACCATTGTTACCGTTGTTACCGTTGTTACCTGCCAAACCTTGACGACCTTGTGGTCCTTGTGGGCCTGTACCACCAGGAGCACCAGCAGCACCACTGGTACCACTTGATCCGCTTGAACCAGCAGGTCCGGCAGGTCCGGCAGGTCCAGCAGCACCACTGGTACCACTTGATCCGCTTGAACCATTGTTGCCGTTGTTGCCTGCTAAACCTTGACGACCTTGTGGTCCTTGTGGACCAGAACCACCAGGAGCACCAGCAGCACCACTGGTACCACTTGATCCGCTTGAACCACTAGTTCCGCTTGATCCACTTGATCCACTTGATCCTGAACTACCAGATTCACCCATTGGTCCAAATACACAGTTTGTTATACCAATTGTAGATGATACGGTATAAAAACTTGAATCTAGATACAATGCACTACCAATTGCTCTTGTTACTGTTCTTTGTACAACACCATCTTTCCAATATCTAATGTTTGTACCATCATATGTAATTACTAATTGTGTAGTTGATGTATAAGTACCAAAAGCACCTATGTCAGTTCCTGATTCATAAATTCTTAATCCGCCACCTGCTTGAGTGTACCAAGCATAATCAATGCTAGCATAACTTGCATCTGTAGTAGGATCTGTATTTAAACCAGTCATTGTATATGCACCAGTACCAGTTGCTTGGAATGCTACATAACATCCTCTGGCATAACCTTCAGTAGAATATACTTGACCATCCCATACACCACCATTTCCTGTTGCTTTAACAAACGTATTTGAATTTGATCCATATGTTACGCCGCCACTAAAATTTGGAGTCCAGTTGCCTACACCTCTGGTGCCACTTGTTCCACTTGATCCAGATGTACCACTAGAACCGCTAGAACCACTAGTACCACTAGATCCACTGTTACCACTTGATCCGGATGATCCGCTTGATCCATTGTTACCATTATTACCTGCTAAACCTTGACGACCTTGTGGTCCTTGTGGCCCAGTAACACCACTAGTACCACTAGAACCGCTAGAACCACTAGTACCACTAGAACCGCTAGAACCACTAGTACCACTAGAACCGCTTGAACCACTAGTACCACTAGAACCGCTTGATCCATTGTTACCATTGTTGCCGTTGTTGCCTGCTAAACCTTGACGACCTTGTGGTCCTTGTGGACCAGTAACACCACTGGTTCCGCTTGATCCTGATGTACCTGAACTACCAGATGTACCTGATGAACCGCTAGTACCACTAGATCCACTGTTACCACTAGTTCCGCTTGATCCACTTGATCCGTTGTTACCATTGTTGCCTGCTAAACCTTGACGACCTTGCGGTCCTTGCGGTCCAGTAACACCACTGGTTCCGCTTGAACCACTTGAACCGCTTGTTCCACTTGATCCGCTTGAACCGCTTGTTCCGCTTGAACCGCTTGAACCGCTTGTTCCGCTTGAACCGCTTGAACCGCTTGTTCCACTAGATCCATTTGCGCCACTTGTTCTATAATGTACTATTCCACTTGCGTCAATAGTTAAGAAATTAGTATCTGATGCTAAAGTTAGACCATCAATTTCTAGTGGATCAGATACACCTGATATATGCAATCTTCTAGTTGGTGAGGATGTACCAATACCAACACAACTGCCTGTGATGACAAATGCATTTGAATTGAATGTTCCACCAACTACTTTATTGTCACTAAACACTTCAAGAATTGGCAGACCTGATATATCATTTACACTGAATAGTGAACCGCTTAAACTATCATCTACAGCAAATAATGAACCACTAGTACCTTCTACTCTGAATACAATTGATCCAGCAGCAAGTGAACCACTACTATTTACATTCAATTTGGCATTTGGAGTAAGTGTACCTATTCCTATATTACCGCTACTCGCAACAACCATTCTTGTAACTGATCCGTTATTTTGGAAGAATATTGTTCCAGCACCACCATTATTAAAATAGAAGTCATTTCCTGTTTTTTGTAAATAAGAATTTGCTGTAGCATTTCTCAAAGCTAATATACCATCAGTTGATCCATATACTTCTAATAATCCACGATTAGCTGCACCATAAACAAATGATGTTGTACCTATACCTACATAACCATCACTACTAATGCGCATTCTTTCAGTGGTATTAGTATGGAATTTTATATTACCTGTAGTAGAACCCAAATAAAGTGTTAAATCTGGTCTTGTAGTTCCACTGGTTCTGTTTATATATTCAATTAATCCGCCGTTGTAAGTTGCACTACCAGGAGAAAATTCAACATTTTCACCAGAACCATTTGATACAACAAATTTTGCAAATAATGTAGATGTACCTATACCAACATTGCCGCTTGTATCAATACGAACTCTGTCAGTGTCATTTGTTCTCAGTGAGAATCCGTGATTCGTGATTGAGCCAGCATATATAAGTGAAGTACCAGTGTTCGCAATCATACCACCTTGCACGGTATTTGTTCCTGCTGACACACGAATACGTGCATCAGCACCAGCGGTATCAACGTGCAACAATGTGGCTGGACTAGTCGTACCAATACCAACATTACCACCTCTTAAAATAGTCAATCTTTGTTGTAAACCACCACCATCACTTGGTCGTGTAAAAAATCCTAGAGCGTATCCATTGTCTCCAATATCTTCATTATATGCAGTTATTTGAGCGTTATCTCGTAATAAATTTCCCGCAGTTCTTCCTCTAAATACTATAGATCCGCCAAAACCAGTACCAGAAGCACTTGCAAAATCAGTATTGATTATAAGCATCTGCCTCAAAGTTGTTGAACTAGCAGGTACAGAATATAATTCTAATGAAGTGCCTGGAGTTGTAGTGCCTATACCAACATTACCATTATCAAGGTTGACTATTGAACCAGTAGTTATTGTTGTTGTACTATTGTATTTAGCAACATAATTTGTCAAACCTGACACAGTGACTGAAGTACCACTTGTACCACTTGTACCACTTGATCCGCTTGTACCACTTGATCCACTAGTACCGCTTGATCCGCTTGTACCACTTGATCCACTAGTACCGCTTGATCCGCTTGTACCACTTGAACCACTGTTACCATTGTTACCTGCTAAACCTTGACGGCCTTGTGGCCCTTGTGGCCCAGTAACACCACTTGTACCACTTGATCCACTAGTACCACTTGAACCACTAGTTCCGCTTGAACCGCTTGAACCGCTAGTACCGCTTGATCCACTAGTTCCAGAACTGCCACTTGATCCGCTTGTACCACTTGAACCACTGTTACCATTGTTACCTGCTAAACCTTGACGGCCTTGTGGCCCTTGTGGTCCAGTAACACCACTTGTACCACTTGATCCGCTTGTTCCGCTTGAACCACTAGTTCCGCTTGAACCACTAGTTCCGCTTGAACCACTAGTTCCGCTTGAACCACTAGTTCCAGAACTGCCACTTGAACCACTTGTACCGCTTGATCCACTGTTACCATTATTACCTGCTAAACCTTGACGGCCTTGTGGCCCTTGTGGTCCAGTAACACCACTGGTTCCGCTTGATCCGCTTGTTCCAGAACTTCCGCTTGTACCAGAACTGCCTGATGTACCATTTGATCCACTTGTGCCTGATGAACCACTTGAACCGCTTGTACCAGAACTGCCTGCTGCGGTTGCAGTTGATTTATAAACAATACCTGTATTATTGTCTATAGTTAAAAAGAATCCGGTTGCATTTGTAGTTAGACCATCAATTTCTAATGGATTGGATGATGATGATATGTGTAATCTGGTTGCTGGTCTTGATGTACCAATACCAACACTGCTGCCTGTTAATACCAATACATTTGATCCATATGTACCGGCAACTATAGTATTATCACTAAATACTTCCAAAACAGGTATACCAGAAATTGTATTTACACTGAACAATGAACCGCTTAAATTATCAGTTACTTCAAATAATGTACCACTAGAACCATCTGTTTTAAATACACTTAAATTGCTTCCACTACCATATACATTCAATTTACTAGTTGGTGTTATAGTACCTATACCAACATTGTTGGATGAATCTATTGTGATTGATGGAGCCGCAGATCCATAACCCAAATGAATTTTACCTGTAGAATTTTGTTTAATTACTGCATCACCAGCAACGGTGCCGGTAAAAAATTGATTTGCACCACCTACAACTCCAAATTCAAGTTCACTTGCAGTTCTACCAAGATATTGATATGCATAATGTCCGCTATTATTACTTAATGTTGATAATCCAGGACTATTACCAGAAATAATTTGTAATTTTGAAGTTGGTGCTGTTGTACCAATACCAACATTTGCACCTGAAAATACAAAATAACCACCAGAACCACCTAGTTGATTGGCTCTGAAAGCCATGCTGTTATAAGAATTTAAATAAGCAGTACTGTTATTATCATATAAAGTAAATATTTGATTAGTAGCCGTACCATAAAAATTCAAGAAATATCTATCAGTACCAGTAGTTACATTTGATATAAAAGCACCGTCAGTTGCAGTAATTGAACCTGATACATATAATTTGGTAGTACCACTTGTTGTGCCTATACCTAAATTACCATTACCATCAATACGCATTCTTTCACTCAATGAAGCTAAACTTCCAACAGCAACAGTTTGTGTTGGACCAGTATACCAACGATGAGTGCCTCCATCTTGGATATAAGCAGATCTTACAATACTTATTCCTGTTGAACTAAAAAATGCAGCAGCTGATGCAGTTGAAGGTGACACGCCATAACCTAAAAATGGACCACCGCTACTTTGTTCAGATCCAAATACAGTCAAACTTCCGTTATTATAATATCCTTGAATTATTGTGTTTCCGCTTGTTGATGTAGTTGCACCAGCAGTAATTGAACCCAATACATGTAATTTATCAATTGGAACTGCTGTACCTATACCTAAATTACCACCATCTAATAGAACCATTTTATTTAATCTACCACCACCACCAACTGATGTAACAGTACCAAAGTATAAATTTTGACCACTAGCCCAATCAAAGTAATTTATACCAGTAGTTCTATATAATCTTAATGCAGCATTATCACCTTCAAGTTGTAATTCACCTGCACTTATTCTAGTTGATCCACTTACATTTAATATAGTAGCAGGACTTGTAGTACCTATACCAACACTGCCACCAGATGGATTCAATAATAACTTATAATAGGTTTGATCGGTAACATTTCTTGATTGGATATAAGATAAATTTGTAGTATCTACACCAAGTTCAAGAATAGCATTACCACCAGCTAAATTAGATATGATTGTGGCTCCACTTGGAGTAGACGATCCCAAAGTCTGAGATGATTTATCTACATGTAATCTACTAGCTGGAAGTGTTGTTCCTATACCAACACTTCCGTTATCAAGATTAACTATTGAGCCAGTGGTTATTGTTGTTGTGCTATTAAATTTGGCAACATAGTTTGTCAAGCCTGATACAGTAACAGATGTACCGGAAGTGCCACTTGATCCGCTAGTTCCAGAACTACCACTTGATCCACTGGTACCACTACTTCCGCTTGTGCCTGAACTACCAGAAGTTCCACTACTTCCGCTTGATCCATTGTTACCGTTGTTGCCTGCTAAACCTTGACGACCTTGTGGACCTTGTGGTCCAGTAACACCACTTGTGCCGGATGAACCACTTGATCCACTGGTACCACTACTTCCGCTTGTACCTGAACTACCAGAAGTTCCACTTGATCCGCTAGTACCACTACTACCACTTGTGCCTGAACTTCCACTAGTTCCACTTGATCCTGATGCGCCACTATTTGTTTTTGATACAACGCCGTTTGCATCAACGGTCAAAAAGGTTGTATTGCTTGCGCTTGATGATAAGTTTAATATCTGCAACGGTTGTGTTGATGCAGATGAACTTATTATTAGACTACCTGTTATTGTGGTTGACTGTAAAATTGCCATAATTCACTTTATAAATATAAAACAGTTGGGTTAGTTATCATTTAAAATTGTTTCAATTTATTGGATAAATCCTCAATTTGTTTTTGTTGATTATCTATGATATTTTTTAATTCTTTGATACTTTGAATTAATACTGAGGTTATTTTACCATAACTGATTGAATCATTATTTTCTGAAGTAAATTCAGGATATATCTTTGCAACTTCTTCTGCAATCAAACCAATACTGTGTTTGTCATTGGTTTTATAATTAAATGACACTGGTTTTAATTTCATAACATTGTCCAATTGACTTGATAGTGGTAATATATTATACTTAACTGCTTGTGTAGAAGTTTCAGTTAAAGATAAACATGTAATATTTGTACTTACATTCAATGACCCAGTTATTATTGTACTTCCACTAACATACAATGAACCACTTGTAGAAGGTTTTGCAATTGTCAATCCATATCCATGTGTAGTACTAGTTGTTCCTATTCCTAATCCACCATTTGTATAGCTATCATTATTTATAAAACTTGGCCAATAAGTGTTATGAGATACTTTAACAGTTCCATTATAATATATTTCATGACTAAGATGTCCGTTGAGATCTGATGCTGCTCTATAATTAACTTGACCGGCTTGATTTACTGCATTTATATAATTTTGAGTAATTGACCCAGAACCTTTTGATAGATATAAAAGAGTTTCTGATGCAGTTGCACTGCCTGTTATATGTAATCTTCCAGATGGAGACGTAACACCTATACCAACATTGCCATTGGTATCAAGACGCATTTTTTCAACTGAATCAATGCCAAATACTAAATTATAAATTGCACTATTTGTGCCCACATAAAATTGTCTAGCTGTTACACTGCCAGAAATAATTTCTAATTTACCACCTCTATTAGCATCATCAATATTACCCAAATTAATTCTAGTATTTGTACCACCAATTACTTCTAATTTGTTGTTAGCACTTGTAGTGCCTATACCAACATTTCCGACACTATCAATGCGCATTCTTTCAATATTATTTGTACTGAATATGATTGGTATATTACTTGCATTTCCAATTACCAATGATGTAGGATGAGGTGAACCAAGTGTAGTGGTTCCAAAATATGCTTGACCAGCAGCAGTAACTCCAAAGTTAGTGCTAGCAGCAGAACCACCTAACATACCCATTATTAATACAGCATCTGACGCAGCTTTAATTTGAAATTGAGATACGTTTGTAGTAGTGTCGGAATCAAGGCGCATTATTGTTTGTCCTGACCCACTTATATGAAATTTACTAGCAGGAAGTGTTGTACCTATACCAACATTACCTGCTGAATTAATTCTTACTCTTTCTATTTGTTGAGTATAAAAAGTGGTATTGTTCCAACTACTTAAAATCATTCCGTCAATGCCAGAATCATATTTTAAAAATTGTGATGATATATCACTTGACCAATCAATAGCAGAACCATTGCCAGCTGCCATGTATATACTACCACTAACATTAAGTTTTAAAGGAGTAGTAGTTGTGCCTATACCAACATTTCCAGACTGAACGATAAAATTGCCTGTTTCAATTGAAGATGTTGCAGGTGAAGATACATTACTTATTTTAAATATCAATGTACCGTCAGCAGATAATCCAAGAGTTTTTGTTGACGGACGATATATACCTGTTGTAGGTATAGTTCCAGAACCATTTACATCAACATATGCAGATGTTAATCCTGCAATAGTATATGTATTACTTGCATTTAATGCATTTGCGGTTTGAGCAGTTGTTGCAAAACTTGCACTAACAACATTCTGTGCCCAACTACTTGTTCCTAAGAAACCAACTGCGTTACTAATTGATGAAGTAAAACTACTACCACTAACATTACCTGCCACTTGCAATTTGGCAACAGGACTACTTGTACCAATACCTACATTGCCAGCTGATGTACCGCCAGCAATTGTCATTCTTGTAGAACCAGATGTAACAAAATTTATACTTCCATAAACACCATTTGTTGATGCAAAACCATTAATAATATTTGTATCGGCATATGTACCATATCTAAATGGAGTAGATCCACCTGAATTATATTCAATATCAGTATATTCCGCATTGCTTCCTGTTGTAGTAGTATTGTCATATCTTGCAACTCTTATAAATGTTGAACCATAACCATTTGCTGTTGTTTTTGCAAAATACGCAACCATTGTATTTGATGAATCAAATGCGGAACCACTTGGAACAACTGACAGTCTAGCAACAGGACTAGTAGTACCAATACCTACATTACCAGCACTGCTTAAAAACATTGCATTTGTCGTGTTATTCGGATGAAATGCTATAGGTCCATTACTATTCCAAATATTTAAAGAAGATGCCCCTCCGAAAGAACTGTTTGCACTACCATTTCTAAATATTTCACCTGAGCCTCCGGCAACAAACATTATCAAATCTGTATATTGTGTTGCTGCGCTATTACCAAATCTTACAATTTGACTTGAGTTTGTTCCCGCAAATCCAGCAATGGTTTGATCCGAAGTATATACATCTAATTTATAACCAGGACTTGTTGTTCCTATACCAACATTACCATCTGCGGTAAATCTAATTGTTTCTACCCATGCACTAGGAAAATATCTGCCTATAGCTAATGAGGCAGCACCTACTCTGGTAAGAGAAATATCTTTGTTTGAACTATCACCCAAATAATATGCAGGTCCAGTTCCAACCGCGCCTGTACCACCAATAATATAAGAACTACCAGAAACAGTTAATTTTTCACCAGGTGAGGTTGTACCAATACCAACGCTTCCGCTTACTAAAAGAGCATAATTATTTGTAGACGGTGCATTATAAGCATAATTTCCTCTATAACCCACTGTTAATTGACCTTGAACCGTAGCAACTGCTAATCCGTCAGAATAAGTTGGACCTATTCTTGGATATCCAGATGCATATGTAGTATAAACAGTTTTTACAACATTACTATTACTTCCAGTTGCAGATGCAGATACAAAAGTAGGGGTATCTAATACCGCACCAATAAATTGACTTTCATATAAACAAGTTACAGTATCTGGTGTTGTGTTGTTTAAATAATTTCCAATTAAAACATCAATTGCATATGGAGTAGTTAATGTTCCTTCAATTACTCTTACTGCGTTAAATACACTATTATATGTTGATGCTCTAGTAATATTAATAAATGCACCGGCACCATCAGTATCATAATTTCTTACCGCATATGTAAATTCAATATCACTTCTGCTATTATCATAGTTAGCAGACATTCTTACACGACCAGAATCTAAGACTCCACTTCCACTAATTATACGATACCAAGCAGGAGCACCAGTCAATGATCCTGTCAACGGTGTAAATGTAACTACTTTTTCTGCAATTTTTGCAGCTCTCAATACATTACTAGCCGTTAAATTTGTAACTGTATAACTATTTGCAGCAACTAAACTACTTGCAGTTGTTGCAAAACTAGCAGTTCCAAAGAACAAACTAGCAGTAACTACACTAGCACTAATATTTCCAGTTACATCAAGTGTATTAACAGGTACAGTCGTACTTCCTATTCTTGTTTTACCCGCAAATATATTTAAATCACCTGTATCAATTTGATAAATGCCCCATCCATTGGTAACAATATTTGTTGTTTTTTGTTTAGCAATGTAAATACCATATGAGTTGTTAACTGTTATACCACCAGATCCCCCACTGGGAAATGGTGAACTTATTTGATGATTATATAAATTTGTAATACTACCAGTAGAATTTCCTGTAATTAAATCAACATAAGTATATGTTCCAGCAACCCAATTAGGAATACTAAATGTTGGAATATTAGAACTAATTTGATTAGTTAAATAAGTGTTAATTATATTTCCGCTTGAATCTAATGATGCAGTATTGGAAAATAAAATTCCATTTCTTTCTGCTCTATAACTTCCACTAAAACTTCCACTTCCGGCGATAATCATCTGATTAAAACTTGCTTGATTTTGAATAGCTGCGCTTGAAGTAAAATTATTAACAGTATAAAGATTAGTTATACCACTGTCATTTGCACTAGTAGCTAATCCTTGGTTTTGATTTTGACCTGTAGCAATATACAATGAGGATGAACCCAATGATCCATTATGAGTATCTGATATATTAAATCTTCTATCTAAAGTGGGGCTGGTGTTTACACCAATAAATCCCCCACTATTAATAGTCATTCTGGTACTACCATTTGTTTCAAACGCTAAACTATTTGCGTCATTTGTTCCTAATAATGCGGTTGTTCCAAAACTATTACCGCCTTGAACAAATGCATTAGAAACAAAACTTGCAGTAACTGCGTTTGTTGCCCAACTTGATGTGCCAAAAAAACTGGCGGTAATGACACTAGCACTAATATTTCCATTAATATCTAATTTATTTACAGGACTAACAACCCCTATACCAACTGAACCTGATGGTACTATAAAATTTCCTGTTTCAATTGAAGTAACATATGGAGAAGCATTACCATCAATTTTTAAAATCAATGTTCCATCAGCAGATAGTCCTAAAGTTTTTCCTGCGGGTCTATATATTCCAGTATTTGGTATTGTTGCTATGCCTGTAACTTCAACATAACCAGATGATAAACCCGCAACAGTATAAATGTTTGATGGTGTTAAATATGAAGCGGTTAAACTGTTTGTTGCCCAACTTGCAGTGATATTAGTGTTTGTAGGAGCATATGAGGCGGATAAAGCATAACTTGCACTTGTTGCATTTATAGCAGTACCAATACTACCACTGAATGAACCTGTAAATGATGTTGCAATTATTGTGCCACTTGCACTAATATTGCTTGCGGTAACATTCTGGGAAGTTATTAAGCTACCCGTAACGGTAACATTTCCTTGGCTTATAAGGCCATTTTTTGCTAAAAATTCATATGGCATAGTTTATTTTTCTTTCATTGTCCAGAAAAACAATATGTTATTATTGTTATATATTATGTTATAAATATCGTCCTGCGCTCTTTATATTCCAATTAATTGTTGTACTCACTCTCGTTAAAAGTCTTACAAAACTACCACTCAAATCTACACTCATACTAAGTTCATTTGTATTTCCTACATCAGTGGTTGAATATTCAGTATAATTTATACTGCTTCCACTCCACCCAGCAATCACTGTACCAGCTCTAAAATTACTTCCACTACTTGCAAAATAATCAAAAAATGCACTGTTATATGAACCCGTCAAATTTTGTAACACTGCATAATTTGTAGAAACAACAGGAGTAGATGCACTTCCATAATCCAATAATACCGCATTGTCATATATTATTGGACCACTAAATGTAACGGAACCGTTAACATTTACACTGCCTGTAAATATACTAGATCCACTTACATACAATGAACCACTTGTAGAAGGTCTAGCAATAGTTAAACCGTATCCATGCGTTAGACTACCTGTTCCTAATGCCAATCCACCCTGCGTATAATTTGCGTTATTTATATAACTAGACCAATAAGAATCATGATATACATGAATAGTTCCGGCCAGATATAAAATTTGTTGTGCATGTCCGTTTATATCAGATGTCACTCTATAATTTAAAACGCCATTTTGATTTACCGCAGTTATATAATGTTGAGCAATAGAGCCAGAACCTTTTGACAAATATACTAAATTTTCCCCGTTAGTTGAACTGCCAGTTATATGCAATCTACCAGATGGTGATGCAACGCCTATACCAACATTGCCGTTGGAATCCAATATTAATTTTGCATTCGGAGATGCCGGCGTTCCGTTTCCAATTAATAGTTTATTTCCGCCTGCATTCCAACCAGCATCAGTACTTGTTATAAAATAATCTCCACCAGTTGTGCCTGTATTTGTTAATCTTATTGTTGCGCCAAATGATGCAGGTCCATATAAATGTAATCTAGCTGAATTTGGATTTGTTGTACCAATACCAACATTACCTGCTGATGTAATTCTAACTTTTTCACTAGCCAAACCATTTTCAGTGGTATCAATTCTTAAATAAGAATCTCTGCTTGTAGTATCATTTGTCCACTGTTGTTCTTTTAACCAATACAAACCACCAGCAGTAATAGCAGTACTTCCTGTATTATCACTCAATATTGGCAATATACTTACACCGTGATTTGTTGTAGCAGATGTTGAAAAATTCTGCAATCCTAATAACGCATTGGTTGACGCAGCATCATTTTGTACTGTCAACTTATAAGCTGGCGCAGTTGTACCTATACCAACATTGCCAGAACTACTGATATACATCGCAGTGGTAAGTCCGTTTGTTTGAAAGTATAAATCTGATCCACCTAATATTAAACTTTGATAAGAACCGGCTAGTGTATTATCTACTCCTTGTATATATGTACCAGCTGAATTTATATTGAATCTTACTCCTTTAGTTGCACCCGCTACAGAAAACGCATATGTACTATCAGGACTTACAATATGTAATTTGCCATTTGGAGTTATTGTTCCAATACCTACATTACCACTTGCACTTACATAAAATGTTGTTGCACCACCTGCAGTATCAACTTCAAAAACACCACCTGTGGAACTACTGACATGTAATCTTGAAGTTGGATTTGTTGTTCCAATACCAACATTACCATTTACTGGTTGTAATGCAAGAGGTTTCCAACCAGTACCTGCATGAACCGCCGTTATAATACCCGCATCATTTGTTGCATCATATGCAATATTTACTCCTCTAGAAGAACTTAAGTTTGAGGAAACTATTAATCCAGCATATTCATTTGCCGCAGCACCATTAACAGTATTTACTTGTAATCCGCTTCGTGGACTTGTTGTACCAATACCAACATTGCCATCAGTGGTTAATGTAAATTTTTGAGTTAATGCAGATCCAGATGTTCCTTGATTGGATGTCCATATTTGGAACGCATTATCATCAGTTCCACCTCCTGGATCATCTGCGGATAATACTATCGCAGTTGCTGAATTTACACCACTCCATACTGTTCTTTGTACAGGTATATTTCCACTAGTTAATGAATCAGAAATATTTACACCAATTACTTTAGCAGCGAATCCAACACCGCTAGCAGTATTATATGAATTTAATACATATAAATCACTAACATTATTAACACTTACACCTCCACCTAAATTTAATATTGGTATATTAGCTACACTATTATTAACATGCAAACTACCTGTAGGACTACTTGTACCAATACCAACTATACCAAAACTACCTGTTGCACTTGCACTAATATTACTTGCAGTAAGATTTGTGATTGTATAACTATTTGCTGGTGTTAAATATGAAGCGGTTAAACTGTTTGTTGAAAAGCTTGCTGATATTGCAGTTACTGCATTTGTTATGCTACCACTAAATGAACCAGTAAATGAATTTGCAGTTATTGTACCACTTGCACTAATGTTACTTGCAGTAAGATTGGTAATTATTGACGTACTTCCGCTAACATAACTTGCAGTTAATGCAAAACTTGATGTTACCGCATTTGTTGCCCAACTACTTGTACCTGTCAAATTACCAGTAATACCAGATGTGACACTCAATGATCCACTGACCGTATAATTTCCTATTAATGTTTTTTTATTGCTCCATTGACCGCCACCATATACCAACAAATCACCTTCAGCTAAACCTGCTAAAGCTACGTCACTCAATCCAGCCAATGTAGTAGACACAGGACTTGTGCCACTACTACCAATACCACCAACATTTCTAAACAATCCACCTTGAATTATTGTACATTCAGCCGCATTCAATAAATCTCTACCTGCACCACCTTCAATTATAATATAACCAACAAATATAGCATTTAATGATGTATTAGGTGATTCTGTAAAAGGTTCACTATCTTTTGCATTTACTGCATTTAAAAGAGTTGAATAAGTTGCATTACCATAATAAACTATAAATGCATTGGTAGGACTGTTAGGAATCCAAAATACTCTTTGTATTGTCCAATTACTGTTACCCACTGTAGCTAATTGACCAGTTGCAGTATTTACATAATTATCATTATCAATAGTTGTATAACCT